AAACTTCAACAATCATATGCTTGTAATCAATAAGGAGAACACAATGACTGACGGACCATTTAAAGAATCTTTTGACTCTGATACGGACGGAGTTGTACGTAAAGAAATTATTACATACCGTTATCGTAATGGTATGATGATTAAAGAAACAGCGAGTAGGACTTATCAATCAGGTGGCGACTATCACGATACATCATCTGTAACACCACTACCGGAGTTATCATAATGCCTATTCCAGAAAGAGTATTTGTTCCTGCCGCTAAAGACCCTGGCTTAGGACATTTTTACGTAAGTCTGTTTAAGAGTGCAGTACGCATTATAGGTTGTGCTGTTGCCGCTTACACAGGTTCAGTTGTAACGTTAGCAGTGTTCTTTGCAGTAGCAGAGATTATTGGTGTTGCTGAGGAACTAGTATAATGGACTTGAATAAAGAAAGAGTTTATGCAGTGCAACCTCAAAAAACGCACCACGATATTAAAATTCTTACACCTAACGAAGCACTGATGTATAATCTTAGAGGTATTAGACTTCTAGATATGACAAAATTACATAACCTTACACCACACAAGTTAAGGTTATCACGTTCAACAATGCCTAGGGAGACATATTTTGGGACCTTATTCGGAAATCAAACAAGCACAGCGTAAAGCGGCTATCAAGAAGGTTCTTAAAAATAAGAAACTTCACGAGGATATGAGAATTATTTGGACACGACATCTTAATAATCTCAGCGTTAATGAAGAAGAGTATAACATAAAGGTTAAAAGTATCTATGAAAAACTATCGAGCTGGAATACCATTACGTGATGATCTTATGGTGCAAGAGCAAATAGATGGCTCTTGGCAACATATGGTAGGCGTTATTTGTTTGAATCAAACAAATCGTAAACAAGTTAAAGCAGTACTGCCGAATTTACTAGGAATTTGTCCTACACCAGTACACTTGATTAATACTGCGCCGGACACAATTAAGATGATTATCAAACCGTTAGGTATGGTTAATGTACGTGAAAAACGTTTGCGCCAAATGTCAAAAGATTACTTGACTTGGGACGGAAATGATGCTACAATGTTATATGGAATTGGGAAGTATGGCTCTGATAGTTATGAGATATTTTTCAAGGATAACTATAACGTACAACCCACTGACAGTGAGTTGAATCGTTACTTAGAGGAAGAGGTTTTTAATGTTGTTGAAACTGCTTGATAAGTTAGGTAGAAAAAGAACTATATACGATAGAGATGACAAAATACCTTATCTTGATCGTTATTATTTGTTTTTGAAAGAACGAAAGAACTTCCCTTTTAACTTAACACTACACAAAGTTATGGTAAGTGATGAGTCAGTACTACACGATCATCCGTGGTCGTATGCAACACTTATTTTAAAAGGCGGATACTATGAATACGTTCCTTGTTATAGTCAAGAAGGTAACGTAGTAGGAGCCACGGCAAGATGGCGTGGTCCTGGGCATTTTAGATTTAGATCATCAGATGATCTGCATTACCTAAAACTTAAAGAAGATAAAAACGGTAACGAGATTCCTTGCTGGAGTTTGTTCTTTATGGGCAAGAAACAAAAGGAATGGGGCTTTATGCCTTTTGTAAAAACATTAGGATATCGTTGGATACACAACGAGAAATATTTGGAAGATAGAAAATGATTAAAAAGAAGTATTATAGTTGGACTGACGTAGAACGTATGTGCGTAAGCATTGTTAATCAGATGTACAAAGACAATTGGAAGCCTGATTACATTGTAGGTATTACACGTGGTGGTAATGTTCCTGCTACTATTATTAGTAATATGACTGGTATACGTTGTGAAGCAATTAAAGTAAGCCTACGTGACGGTGATAGTGAAAACGAAAGCAATGCTTGGATGAGTGAAGATGCATACGGCTATGATGAACATAGTGATTACGCTCCTGAGATGGGGCAGTTTAAACACAATGCTGAAGGTAAAAACATTCTTGTTATCGATGATATTAACGATACTGGTGCTACGTTTAATTGGATCAAACAAGATTGGAAGAGCAATTGTTTACCTCAATCGCCTGTATGGGATCAAGTATGGGGCGACAATGTTCGCTTTGCAACATTAACAGAAAATTTAAGCAGTGAGTTTGATGGTGTGTCTTACTATTGTGATGAAGTTAACAAAGCCGAGGAAGATGTTTGGTTAGTTTATCCTTGGGAAAACGTAGGAGAATATTAATGAGAGTTACGACTGATACAGTTGTTGATATTGAAAACGTATCTACAGGCAAAGTTCAAGAAGCAAACGTTGGTATGTTTAAAGAAGGCGAGATGTTAGAAACATTTATTGTTGGTAATAGACTTATACTTAAATATAAAAAGACAGCAGATATGTATATTGGTAGTCTTTACGGTATGGAGTTTCAAACTAAAGGACCTGATGTTAGAACTGTAAAGGATTGGAGATCGTGATGGACACTTTAGAAAAGGCGCAACAAGATGGTAGAGCACCTTGGACAGAAGTTGAAATGGACACACGTGATTTTGTTGTTTACAATGATATCTATCCTGTAACAGAAGGACATACACTAGTTGTACCTAAACAAAATACAGAAGAAGCAATTTTAAAATGTTTTAAGTTTGCTAATTCGATGGGCAATGACAACATTAAGTCAGAGAATAATAATATTACAGGTTACAATGTGGGTATCAATATGGGCAAGAGTGCAGGGCAAACTTGTTTTTATCCACACGTTCACTTAATTTTCCGTCGTGATGGCGATACGGAAAATCCGAAAGGAGGCGTGCGAGGCGTCATTCCATCAAAACAAAACTACAAGGAAAGGTTATGACATTGAAACAAACTATGATTGATGCTGCTAGGAAACACGCAGAAGCAGAGATTATGTTGCATAAAGCAAACATTGAAGTGTATATGCAACAAGTTGTTGGTATTGGCGAACATAGCGATATTATCGAAACTATCCAAAAAGAGTTAGATAAAATGGCCACTGCTAATGATAGACTAGAAATGCTGGACAAGCATTTCAGTGAATAACACATATACAGTTAAAGTAGAGGAAGATCCGGATTCAAAAGATTTGGTTCTTCCCATACCCACAGAACTACTAAATCAAATGGGCTGGGATTTTGGCGATGATTTGGTTTGGTCAGATAACTTTGATGGCACGTTTACTCTTGCTAAAAAGGTTGACAAATCTACAGAAAGAGTGCATAATATATACAATGACGATAGCAACTGATAAGAAATATTACTACAGCGAAATCTTTCACAGTATTCAAGGTGAAGGACACTACACAGGTGTGCCTACTGCTTGGATACGTTTCTTCTTATGTAATTTGCAGTGTAACGGCTTTGGTCAGATTGATCCTACTAATCCTGATACATATGATTTGCCGTTTGAAACATTTGATACTACAAGTGTAAAACGTGTAGAAGATTTACCTGTATGGGACAAAGGCTGTGATAGCAGTTACACTTGGAGCAAGAAGTTTAAACACTTGATGGGTCAAAAGACTGCTGTTGAACTAGCACAGCAAATTATTGATACACTTAAAACAGATAGCAATCCAGAAGGATTGTTTCTACATCCTGTTACACAACAAAGACAACACTTTTGTGTTACAGGTGGCGAGCCGTTGATGAGACACGGACAAGAAGCATTCATTGGTATTATGCGTGAGTTCAAGCGTATGAGCAATATGCCTGCTAGTGTTACATTTGAAACTAATGGTACACAAGCATTAACACAAGAATTTATTAATTACTGGACTTATGAAGCAGATAACGAAATCGAACTGTTCTTTAGTGTAAGTCCTAAACTGTGGAGTGTAGCAGGTGAGAAAGCAAAGAAAGCAATTAAGCCTGAGATAGTTGCACAGTATAGTAAGTTGTCAATAGGACAACTAAAATTTGTTGTAGGTTCCGAACAACAACAGTGGGATGAGATGGAAGATGCTGTCTCACAATTCAAGGCACAAGGTACAAATTATCCTGTATGGGTTATGCCTGTAGGTGCTAGAGAAGAAGAACAAACAGCAACAGCCGGAGCAGTTGCTAAGATGGCATTCGAACGTGGATATAATGTAGCCGCAAGGGTACACGTATACTTGTTTGGTAATGCTATCGGAACATAGGAAAAGTTATGGACTTTATAAAAAACTTATTTGGTAAAGGCACACAAGAAAAGAAGCCTGGACTAAGTGAAAAAGAAATTGCTACTAGAAAGAAAGAGCCGTGGGTTGGTGTATTAAACACACACGTGAACAAAGAAAATGTCCGAAATGGCTTCTTTGAGCTTGACTGGAACAAGCATTTCATAGTACAATTAAAACAACAAGGATACGGAGTTGAAGGCGACCCAGATGAAGAAGTAGTTGATCGTTGGTTTAGAGAACTTTGTGCGAATGTAGTAGTCGATGGTGACTACGGAGGACCGTTGGATACCGGGTCTTTAGATATCGGTTCCGTTAAGAAAGAGAATGAATAAAATGGGTACACACATCATAGTCGATACAGCAAACACTTTCTTTCGTGCAAGGCACGTTATTAATGGTGATGCTGACATTAAGTTAGGAATGGCTTTTCATATTACACTAAACAGTATTAAGAAAGCGTGGCAGGACTTTGATGGTACTCACGTTATCTTTTGTCTTGAAGGACGTAGTTGGCGTAAAGATGTATATGAGCCTTACAAGCGTAACAGAAAAGTTGCACGTGATGCACTTACAGAACAACAACAAGAAGAAGATAAAGTGTTCTGGGAAGCGTTTGATACATTCAAAGACTTTGTAAGTGATAAGACTAATTGTACTGTATTACAACACAAAGAATTAGAAGCAGATGATCTTATTGCTGGTTGGGTACAATCGCATCCAGAAAGTGATCACGTTATTATTAGTACAGACACAGACTTTCAACAGTTGATTGCTCCTAATTGTAAACTGTACAATGGTGTACAAGAAGTTACTACTACGCCAGAAGGCTTCTTTGACAAGAAAGGCGAACTAGTTATTGACAAGAAGACTAAACTGCCTAAGACAGTAGATGCTGAATGGATGTTGTTTGAGAAATGTATGCGTGGCGACACTAGTGATAATGTGTTTAGTGCATATCCAGGTGTACGTAAAAAAGGCTCTAAGAACAAAGTAGGTCTTGTTGAAGCATTTGCAGATAGAACAACTAAAGGATTTAATTGGAATAACCTAATGTTACAACGTTGGGTTGATCATAACGGTGAAGAACATCGTGTACTAGAAGATTACGAACGTAACAAAACTATTATTGATCTTACTGCACAACCTGCAGATATTAGAGACAAGATTAACAGTACTATTCAAACAGCAATTGATTCAGATAAAAACATTAGCCAGGTTGGTGTAAGACTAATGAAGTTCTGTCACTTGTATGATTTGAAGAAGATATCAGATCAAGCACAAGCATATGCAGAACCATTAAATGCGAGGTATAAAATATGACAGTAATTCAAGCAAAGCCTATCATTGCAAACAAATTTTGGATTGTAGAACAAAACGGTGAACGTGTTGCAACATTACGTAAGAACGAGGAAAACTTTTTTGTCCTTAGTAATGAAAGTACAGTTACACGCTTCAAAGATAAAAAAGCAGTACAAGAACAGTTCGGCAAAGACTTCTTTGTTGCTAAAGTAGTTAGAGATAGCAAAGACAGTTTACCATCAGAAGTACACGGCTTTAGTACAAGTAGTATGCCACACAATGCAATGTACGATATAAAAAATAAACTTCCGTTGTTTACAAAAAGCAAAGATAGTAAAAGTTTATATTGTGCAGGTTACTATGTAATTAAATTTGATAAAGGTTGGGTCAAGAGTTTTTGTCCTAAACTAATTACATTACAGCGATACAACTACAAAGGTCCGTTTAAAACTGATATTGAAATGAAGCAGGTATTGAGTCGTGTCAACAAGTAATCTTCCAACAACTATGCCTAGCATACAAAGATTGCTACAGCGTATATCAAGTGCAGAAAAAACTAATCAGAAAGAGATACGAATTACTATACAAGAAGCTCGTGAACTGACAACTGATTTAGCATTGCTTACAAGTAGATTAGGCACTACAGTACAAGAAGTGCATACTATGTTGCGTAAAATGAAGGCGGAGAATGAAGAACTTGAAGTGAAATTTGATGGTGGAGACTTCTAAATTTGGATAAATATATACGTAGTTAATTAAGGAAATTACGTATATGAGCAGACCTAAACCAAATGTGATTCTTGAACATACTAATAAAGAATCTTTTAAATTAGAACAGATACTTGAAAGCGAGGCCATTTGGGCAGTGTTTTATCAGGGTAAGCCTTTCAATTTAAAAAGCGGTAGTATGATATCAAGTTACCCCGGACCTAAATATAAAAAAGTATCATTTAGCAATCCCGGACACGCTAGAAACTTAGCAAAAAAACTTAACAAACTTTTCGATACAAATGACTTTACAGTATACAAACTTACAGACGGAGAAAAAGAATAGTGTGGACGAAAAGCACAACTATACCTCAGTATTTCTAAAAGCCGCTGAAACTACACAAGACATTACACCCGAATTATTAAAACAAAAAAAACTACAGTGGTGGTGGAATGTACGAACTAAGGATAGCGGCGGCTTAAGACTTACCGAAGAAGGGTTGAACTTTATACAAGTCGAAGCAAAAATCAAAACTTACAAAATAGATTTCCCAAAAGGCTTTAGTGTGACACCACAAGTACTTTTATGGCTTGACAATTTCATAGAATCACCGTATTATATAACTAAGAAAGCAATAACTGTTTTGAAAGAACGCAGTGCTTTTGAGTTATATTTGTTTAGCGGAGACGTAAAGAAGTTTGGTTACAACAAAGCATTATCCAAAAGAATGAATCAGAATTAAATTATATAATAGTAGCAGTTAATAAATAATATTATGATAGACTTAAACCCATTAGAAGTACTGCAAGAGCGTAAAGTTGACGTTTTGCCACCGCACTTTGCAAAGCATAAACTAACTAACTCTCGTAGAGAAGTACAAACTATACAAGAATGGGTGAGAGACAAACTTAATGGAAGATATTGTGTTGCAAACTATCCGAATTTGGACAGTTCAGAAAAATTGCAAACATCTACTTACATTGGGTTTGAAGACCAAAAAGAACTAACATACTTTATGTTAGCCTGTCCACACTTAAGGAGAAACTAAAATATGACTGAAGAAGTTAAACAAGACGCAGTAGCCGCACAAAGTGGTCCTGTGCCTACACCAGGTGTAGAACAAGCACCAGCAGCACCAGATCTTAATGTATCTGATCTGACTGGGGTAAAAAGTATCATTGATATCGCCACACAACGTGGTGCATTCAAAGCAAATGAACTAGAAGCAGTAGGCAAACTTTACAACAAGTTGAATACATTTTTAGAACACGTTGCTAAAACGCAATCTGCAAATGCAGAAGCACAACAAGCACAATCAGATGCACCGGCAACGGACTAAAGGAGACCATTATGGCAAAACCAATTAAACACACTGGAAAGATGAAAAACACAGGCAACAGAGTTGCTGTTGTGTTTAGAACAGTACCAGGTGAGTCAGATAAATGTTTAGTAATTGATTCTGCAACTTTACCTGATATGTACCACGATTCGCTTATGACAGCAATCGAAACAGACCAAGCACAACAAAGTTTTGAACTTGGCGAGTATATGTTCCGAGGCAGATTTCCAGATGGAAAGAATATGCTAGAAGCAATGCAGCAATCAGGAAGAATGCATAAAGTTGCAACTAGTGACGTAGTAATGACACCAACAACTAATGAAAGTGTTGTACTATCAGAACTTAATGCACTAATCGCAGAACAAAGAAATGTAGCAGTAGATCAACTGTATACATTTGTTAGTGGTGCACCTCAAGCAGGTCAGGCAGTAGCAGATACTCCAACACCAGCACCAGAGGCTCCACAAGTAACTGAAGGCGCATTAAGTGATTCGGATCTTGCAAAATCATATCGTAGTCAAGCAGATGCTATGTATAAAGAAGCAGCTCAATTACGTAGACAAGCAGACGAACTAGATCCACCAGCGAAGAAGACCACTAAGAAGGCTAAAGTCGCTGAAAGTGCATAAGAAATATTTTAGACCTCCATCACATATTGTAAAGGAATGGCCTGAAGTATTTGAGGACTTGTATATCAATACGATGCCCATTGCTTATGTGGACACAATGATTCTGGAATTCAGTGATGGCAGAATATGGGAAATAGACGTTAAAGCCCAAACTGCCAAAACTGATCCAGATGAAGTTGCTAAAAAATTATTAGATACTCTATCTGAGTATAAAGATACAATCGCTAAATTAGATTTTAAAATTAATATTGAGTTGTTAAAACACGATATTAGTAAAAGAACTAAATCAATTCTCTAGTATTACCGTAATGAACAACTTCATACTTACTTGAAGAATGTTCTCTCCACGGATCAACTACAACACTATCATCAGTAACATCTACATACATCTCTGGATGAGCAAGAAGAACAACTGCTCTGAAAGGTCCTTTGTCAGGTCCATATACTAATGGATCTACCTGCATAGGATTATAGCCATACTCTGTACAATATTGTGCAACTAGTAAAGCATAACTTCCGTCAACATAAGGTACACCTGGTTTATAAGCAATACCGTTAATAAGAATAGGAAGTTCTTTTTCTTTTGCAATATCACATAATTTTTGTGCAATGTTTTTTGCCTGTACTTCACGTGCATTCATAATTGCATCAAAAATATCATAACCAAGATCTAGTTTCTTTGCCATATAACGCAGTGCAATATTATCTCTTGGATGACACGCTCCGCCATCGCCCATACCTGCTTTCATATAACTTGGCCCCATAATACGTTGCGTGCTTTCTGCCAATGCAGTAGTAACTACATCTGTGTTAATATTACCTTGACGTTGTGCAACATCTTGTATCATATTAACAAGTCCTATTTTTGTGCTGATAAAGGTGTTATAGAAAACTTTAATACATTCACATTCGTCCCACGTACCAATTACATAACGTGGAAAGTTATCCATTATGGACTTGTAAAAATCAACCAGTTGTTTTGCATCACCTGTTTCAGTTCCATCTTCTGTACCAATCATTACCATCTCTGGATTGACCATATCCCAAGCAACTGTTCCCATTGCAATTAAATATGGATTATAAACAAAACGTGGATTTGTAACTAACTGTACAAACTCTCTACGTACTGTGCCTGGTAATACTGTACTAATAAGAACAAGTAACTGATCGTTGTTCATATGCTTGTTTGCTTCAGTCATAACTTCTTTTACAATATCATATGAAAAATCTTTTGGTTCTAAATGTGCTGTAGGTGCTCTACCGTCATAGGAAGGATCGTGCGGTGTTGGCACTGCAATAAACACAATGTCTCTATCTTTAACTGTTTCTTGAATTGTGTCTTCTACAATTACATAGTCGCTATCGATGTTTTTGTTAACATCATATCCTAGCACACTATGCCCTTTTTTGGCAATTACTTCTGCGCAAGGCAGACCTAATTTTCCTAATCCAATAAATCCTATCTTCACGTTACTTCCCCCAAATTCGGTATAAACATATTTACAATCTCCGTCTTACAGTGCATTTAAACGTGGTTTATAGCAGTATAGCGTAACTGTAGCTCTTAGTGTATAACACTGCTGTATGACGCTTAAAATGCGTTTAAGGCGCCTTAATAATTAACTCTAGTACTAATATTCCACTTGTTTTTCTTTGCTACAAGCACACTATAATTGTGTGCCAAAATAGGTCTTACACTAGCAATAAACTCAAGTGTTTGGGTTTTATCCATATTACACAAGCGTTCAATTTCATCTATTATTGCTGTCATACGGTCACCGTCATCTTGTATACTATCGTATGTTTCATTAATGTAAGGGCTAAATGTTTTGTATCCTAAACCTCTTAAAATAGGCAAACTGTTTGGTACTGTTGCTAACACAAACGGATGTCCTATTGCCATAACTTTAAATATTTTTTCGCTAAAGAACGGAATGCCTTCGTGATATGTTGTTTCATTTACAACACTAAAATACGTTTCTTTGTAATACTTTATAATACTAGATTCGTACTCTGCTCTATTTGTAACAAGATCATTTGTGTCCAAGTAAAGGTTTGGCATATCTACAATTTGTTTATTACTCTGTATTAATTGATTTATAAAATCGCTGTCATTGTATATGTGTCGTAACTCTCTAAATGAACTATTCCAATTATCACCTCTATCGCTCTTACCAAAACTTATGTGTCCTTTATCAATTAGATTACGTTCATATAACATTAACATCATTAACGGACGATGAGCTCTCCATCTTCTATTAAGACATAAAAACTTCTTGGGCCATTTCTTTGTTTTTGTAATACCAATTATGTTTTTATTTTTATGTATTGCATCGATACCAGTTGCTTCAAATACATTAAAATAATCTACTTTGATTTGCGGTAATTTGTATTTTGCTGCTACACTTTTAATAGTGTCAATCATATTAGGTACAGCACTTAAAAATATAATTTGTTCTGCTGGTACATTATGTTTAAGAATAATATTTCTATAAATGCTATCTACTGTATCAGTAAAATATTCTAATGCGTTATCTAAAACTAAAAATGCTTTACCTTGTTTAATTTTATCTAAGTCAGCAGCAGGTACAATATCAATAATGTCGTAAATTTTAAAACTTTCTTTGTCTGAAAACTGAATATAATAAAAGTCTAGTTTCTCATTTGTTTTAATTTGAGAACCTACACTACTATTGATCTTAATCTTTTGTGGCTCACGTGGATTATACGTTTGCAAATATATTAGATTTGTTGAATTCAAACACGCCATTATAATCTAGTCTGATGCCTTTGCTGCCAAAACTTATTAGTATCATCTAGTGTTTTACAAAGATGAACTTTTTCATCCATCTCTACAGAAAAGTTTCTCATCTTCTCTGTAAATTCAAAATCCTTAAACATATTACTTACATACTCTGCGTGTCCTAATGGAGTAGGATGATAGTCCGCTGTTTGTCCTTTACCGTTATGTCCACGGATTGGTGTTTGCGGCCAGCGGCCATTATATACATTACTAACAATAGGTTCATTAATTTTGTCTATTGTATCTTGATATGTATCAATTACACCTGTATGCCATTCTTCTGAAGGTCTTGTGTATTCGCCACTTATTTGTAATTCGATCATAGGACTCATACTTAACATTTTTGTATCACAAGGTAGTGCATCTAAATATGCTGTTGCCATTTCAATGATTGCTAAATCTCTTAACAAGTAATATCTACTGTCTGCCCATTCATATACAAACTTGGGATCAATTTCATTTTGTGTATAAATGTTTCCGGGTGTAACCCAGTTGCGTTTTCTGTATCTATCTTCACGTGAAATACTGCTCCACATAACAACAACTAAATCATCTTGTGTAAACTTATGCTTCTTGTTTGCTTCTACTAGTGCATTACTAATAAACATATTACCTGCACCGCTTTTACCGTAGTTGTAGTAGTTAGGTACTTCGGTACCAATTATATCTGCCCAAGTAGGCCAAAAATAGTTTGTCATACTGCAACCAAATGCAAAAAATCTTTTGTAGTCTTTAAACTGCTTCATTGAAATATTCCTTACCTCTTAAAATTGCTTTGTGTAAAGCATCGTGATAAAAATTTGACTTACGTAGATGTTCCCAGTTATGAATTATATTTTCAAAACTATCACCGACACGTTTTAGTTTTTCATCTCTGTCAAGAGATATCCAAGTTTCTAATATATTATGTATTTCATCTAACCTTGTTTTAGGATCTTCTATACTATCATACTCTGTGCCGAACCCTAAAAAGTCACACTTGAAGCCTAATTCTTCAAGACCGTTAAGTGTGCCGCTGCCTGCAATTAACAAGAAAGGATGTCCTAGTGCAATAGGTTTAAATATTTTTTCAGTTACAAAACTAGAATTATCTATAAAGATAGTTTCTGTAATTACAGTTAGCAATGTATTTTGATATAGTTCTGCATTATAGTTCCACGCAGCATTTGTATTTTCCCAGTTACCATCAAGGTATAAAGGATAATGCTGTGTCATTAATTCTGTAAATTCACTAGGAGTAACGCCCGCAAGCCTTGCAGACAAAATATCATTATCTTTAAGTTGATTACAACTTACACGACCTTTATCAAGCAAATTGTTTTTTGCAAGGTAATGTAAGTGTGCACCACGATGCGGCCTGTATACTCTGTTTAAACTGTTAAAGTCATTTGATTCTGGATTATGCATTGCATCATATATACAAGGACGCTCTGGCATTTTGTTATCAAAAAATATCTTACCAAAATGATTGCTATACTGTACATCAAACAAACGGTCTTCCATATTCTTTTCTAACCAAGCAGTATAGTCTGCTTCAATTTTAGTATTACCTTGTAATATTAAAACACTATTCGCCGGATACTTACGTTCACGCATTATGTTAGTTGTTGCTCTAAACACATCATAATGATTAGTGACCATTGGGCCACCTTCTTTGTCTGCAAGTATAACAAGTCTAAGTTTCTTTGCTTTTACTAATTCTAAAATACCGCTTGGTACCATATGTAGTATGTGCTTTGGACCTGTACCTTTATTTTCACCTGACCACCAATTAGGATCTCCATTTACATCAATGAAATATAACCCGCACTCATTCCAGTCTAGCAGTTTATGATATTCAACTTCCATATTACGTAGTTCTCTTTTAAGAATACTACCTGGACTTGTTAGCCACCAATTGTTATTTCCGTGTGTTTCAAACTGAGATAAGTTGGATTGATCTAGTTCTAAATTGTCAAAGTATATTTTCATTCCATTATTTCCTTTAGTTCAGGAAACGTTTTCAAAAAGTTTCTATTGCGTATTTTATCATAGTAATCAGTGTGTACTATAAACTGTTCCTGAAGACTTTCATCATATACACTACTTTCTAAATGTCTAACTACATCTCGTAATAGTCCTTGTACGTGTGCATTATACTTGTGCGACTTTGCTTTTATTTTATTAATTACACTCCACTTCAGTCTATCATTTATAATACTAGTACTGTAATATTCAGGATGTACAATATTATAAAAAGTAGGGGAAACATTAGTGTCAAATAAGCCTTCTCTAAGCACATAATCTAAAAAGTCTGTAATTGAAAAAACATTGAAAGCACTTATCACAGCACTAAAGTTTAATCTAACGTGCGGTGTTTCTTGTTTAATTAATCTAATATTTTTTTCAATCTTGCTCCAGTTTGTTCCTTCTCTAATATATTCTGCTTTATCGCCATAGTGATCAAGACTTGCAAATACTTGTATATTAGGAAACTGTTTCCATAACTCAATTACACTTTTATTTTTATAATGCAAATTACTAATGTTAGTGTTATAACTAATCTTAACATCTGTGTTATTAGTTGCAATTAAATGTTCTAGTATTGCATAATGCTTGTCAGTCATTAACGGCTCGCCGCCTGCAAAATAAAAACTTTCTATATCTTTAAAGTACGGCTCAAACTGTTTATATAAACGACTGTTATCATCGCCATCTGCCATTATGAATATTTCTTTATGCTTACCATTACGACTATCTTCTTGAGCCCACGTGCTTGAATACGTACTAGAACAACTTCTACATTTAAAGTTACAAATGTTACTCCACCTTACATCAAAGTGTCGCAGGGTCATTTCCGGATATGTTCCATCTTCTAGTGTATCTTGTACTAGTGGTACTAGATGTGCAAATTCTTTATTCTTGCTTATGCGTGTACTTTCGTTACCGCTATCTTCTTGTTGATAGCACGCCTTACACTCTGCACATTTTTTACCCTCTAACATATTACGTCTTAGAGTTTTGTATTTGTCATTATTCCAAATTTCTTCGATTGTGTTTTCTCTAACGTTGCCTAGGTGTTTGTCATATTCGCCTACACAACAGGGTAAAACACTGCCGTCTGGATTTACATACATATGGATCCAAGGATAAATGCAAAATGTTTTATTGTTCATTAGCCCATCCTGATTTAAAATACACATTCAATGCCCATAAATTATGCTGCACCTCATTAGGGTGAGGTCTATGATCTGGACATTTGCCTAAGTATTTGTTAGACTCTTCTATTGCTTGTAATTGCTTTTGAATATATTTGTGTTTGCTAAAATTAATTTCTTCATACCGCATTAAATCGTCAAGCCAACCTGCATTATAAAAACTTGGCATTTTAAGTTTGTGTCCATTTACTTCAGCACTAAACTGTATCCAAGATTGATCAATGTTATTAAAACTATAATTGTTTTGTGTGTTAGTACTACAGAAGTTTTTCCATACTACGGTGCTTACATTGCTATACTTGCTTACTATGTCATCAATGTAACTGAACAAATAAGAGTCATATTTTTCTAACCAACCTTGTAAAGACAACTCTTTGCTTCTTAGATAACTCTTATCATACAAGTTTTTAAGTGGATGATTCCAGTTTACAAGATCTTGTAGTTGCTGCATTTCCCTACTAGGTTCTGTAACTTGAAAGCTCAAATATATCTTGTTGTACTTGCTTGTATCGAGTTCTTTCATTATACGTTTAAGTGTGTACGACATTGTAAGATTACTGTTGCCTGGTACAGCGTATTGATAAAGATCTGTATCTAACATAGTTGCTAGTTTTGCGCCATAACTAAACCTTAACATACTACCTAAATCAAATTCTGCTTTTGCTGTTGCAACACCGTATAATCCTTCTCCATATGTCCAACTTTCACCTATGTTGATTAGCAAGTTCTTTTTGTGTCTCTTTGCAAATATTTCTATATTTTGTGCTGGTATTTTTATGTGAGCAGGTCTTATGCCGTCATCGCGAAGATCTACTCTATAGATGTCGTGCATAAAGCCGTGTGATGGATCAGATTGTAGTTTTGAATTATACCAAGCCACAACAGTCCTCATAAAAATTTACAAGGTCTGGAAAAGTTTCACTAAAGTTTACATTTCTTCTTCTGTCGTATTCTCTAAACCAAGCAGCAAAATCTCTGCGACCTTCTGTTATTTTTTGTGCAGTATACTCTGTGCTTGCCATATAATCAACAACACGTCTAAACTTTTCATATTCCATTATACTAAATTTGTATCTGTCTGCATCGTCTACTTGGTCTGCAATAAACTGTAAGTGTTTTTTCATATACGGCATAAATTCTTCTTTAGGAAGAATATTCATATCATACTGTAATGGCTCTTTAAGGTATGGAGTATCAAATCTAATACGTTGCCATTTTGTTTGATTATCTGTATTATATTTTTTACGCCACTCTAATACTTTATGTAAAAACTTATCAAAGTTTGTTACTGTAAGAATATTAAATGTTACCATAAAGGTTAACGGATGATTTGTTTTGTTCATATAGATATCAAAGTTCTTTTCCCATAACTCTAAATCTAATCCTGTACGAATATATTCCGCTTGTTTACCCCAAGTGTCCATACTTGTGAAAACTTTGAAATCTTTAATACACCCTTTTGCAATAAGACTGTTTACTTTGTCTGCAAAACGTTCAATCAGTATACTCTTTACACCAAAGTTACTATTGATGTTTAATTCTAGATTAGGCATTGGATTCTTTTCTAGTTCATCAAACATACGCCAAGTACTTTGTTGTAACAGTGGTTCGCCTCCTGTAATACGTAGGATTGTAAGAGTCTTACGCAGTTCAGGCCACCATTCCCAAAATGCTGTAACGTAGGGATTGTCTTCTTCTTTATGGATCTTAAACCAATCAATATCGTTACGATGATTTTTTACCATCGTGTATGGTCCGTGGTCTCTAATTTCTTTGTGATATGAACTACTATGTTTAGGATGGCAATACCCGCACTTAAAATTACACTCGTTACCAAAACTAATTTCTACATACTGCGGATTTACATCTGCCAACGGGTCTTGTTTTATTGCAGCAAATCTTTCTTCGGTATGAATACTAGCATTACGCTCTTTTCTATCTGAAATGTAATCTTTACCCATACATTCAATGTTCCAACAATACTGACATCCACTAGGCTTTTCGCCATTTAACATTTGTTGACGTTCTTGTTTCTTTTGCGGTGTGTTATGTAGTTGGCTTGGATTTTCTTTTAGGCCTTCTAATGGAATCTTGTGCGGAGCAGGATGATAACAACTATGTGTTTCGCCTGTTTGCAAGTAGATAGTAGTATGATGCCACTTAGCCATACAGAAAGTTGGAGATATTTCATCCATTATAGGAATAAACTTCTCTATTCTATCCTTGTCGTGCATCAAACTGTTCCTTTAACCATTCGAAATCGTTTATCTTGAGTAGTGCATCAGGTTCAGCACTATTGCTAACACCATATTTCCTACCGGCTCTGGCGCCTTGTATAGCATAGTCCCCAAAGGGCCTGTCCCTACCGTAATCGCTACACCATTTACTAAGTCTTTCATCTGTTTCATCATTTTTTTGACCTTTAATAGTTCTACTTGCTAACTTACAACATTCTCTAAATGCACTTTTCCAAGTACTATAGCCGTCTGTATTGAATGCTGTAACATTACTTACTTCTTGCATTGCTTTAAAACTGTCAGAAAGGCTTGTAGTCATATCTGGACTGTTCACATCCATATCAATTGCTGCTTGTCTTGGAAATAATTTAACACCGCCGTATCCGTATTCTAAATCTGTAATTGGATTTCGGCCTCTCCATACATAAACACTTTTTCTAGCGTTGAAATCATAGTATGGTATTTGCATATCAAACGTAAAACTATCTAAAATCTCTGCGTCTGCGTCTACAATATAAAATAGTTCAGTAGTGCATTGCTTTGCTGCTTGTATATGGGCCTGATGTATACCTTTAACATCTTTAATCCATACTGCATTAGGTGCTTTTTCTAGTAACTTGTTATAATTTACTTGTGCATTAGGTTCGTGATAGGAAATAAATGCAACATCATATAACCTAGGACTGCTTGCTTGTATATCTATTTCTTTTTTACTTGTAAAGAATCTGTAATCCCACTCACGTTGTAGTATGCGTGCTTTTTTAGAAAAAATACATATTCCATCGTAATATTCTCCATTGCGGAAAACGTGTACATAGTCAGCGTCCCATTCAGGAACACGATAATCTAATTGAAAGTCTTGTGCAAGTTCTAAATTATCCCATACAACCCAAAAGTGTTTTGTTAAACTTTTACTAGCAACTTGCTCGAACGATTTACAGTTTTCTATTTTTTGTGCATTAGAAAACTTTTGCTTGAATCTTGTCCAAGCATTACTATCACACTCTCCATTGCTAACAAAAAAGATATCATACATACTTTTTACTATAATAGGTTGTACCTAATCTAATAGTTTCTTCATATAGAGCCATAATGTATCGACTTTGTTGTTTATCAAAGTCAGGCCATTCTAATCCTAGTTCACTTCTTATCTCTGTTCCTAAACGTGCTACTTCTTGTTCTAGCCCGTCTTGTTTTTCATATTTTTTACAAGTATTGTCATAAAGGTCACGTAACTTTTCAAAATCTCTTACTTGTATATGATCCCAGTCTGTACAATTTGTAAGATATGTTCCTAGTCTTGCACCGTAGATAGCCCACAATCCGTTTTCAATATGAGAACCAACTGTACTCCATACTCGTAATCTATGTAGGTTGTGCCACCAAATGCGTTCTTCAATTTCCATAGGTGGAACTTGTAGTCCACCGTCTAGTGTCATCTTGACTCCTTCACGAAAGCCTGCACGCCACGCCATAAAAGGTGTGTCGTTAATAATTGTATCGCTAAATGTTACAGGAAAGTTTCTATAACCTTCTTCCCAACAAAAGTCAACTTGCGCTCTTTCACTGTCTGCATTTTCGTGTGTTTTCATATCAAGAATATGCTGACGATGCCATAACTTCAAACCGCCGTTTCCGTAACGCAATCCGTTAACATTATTTCTTCCGCACCAACTGTATGCACGTATTTTTTCATCTGTCATATCTAAGTCTAAATCAAAGAACTTAGGATCTACAATATTATCTGCATCTACAGTTAACACCCAGTCTGTCTCTGATGCTTCTGCTGCTGCTTTGTGTGCGTGGTCAGATCCTTTTACTCCGTGTATGCGTTGTGCCCACGGAACTTTATTACAAAGATCAGCATAATGTAAATCTGCATTAGGTTCATCGTAACTTAAAAAGAAAACATCAAACTCAACTACTTTTGTCATTTAATACCTTTTCTAAATCTTTTAATATTTCTGTATAATCTAAAGCGGCTTTTAGTTTTTCCTCTTGTGTTGTATCACCGTTTACAACGGCCATCATCTTTGGAAACTGTTCTGTTAGTCGCTTACCAACTTCTTCTTCTGTCATAGTTCCTCGAATACATAATTTTTAAATAATCTGCGTGTAAACACACTTGCATCTTCTGGACACTCGCAAGTAAATTCAAAACTTTTTCCTACTAGATCATCTAGTGCTACAGTTGCAGTATGATGACTTGTATGTGGATCGTTGTACTCGCAAACATCAAAATTCAATAGTGTTACGCCGTCCCAGAATATTTTTCTGATTGCTACTGGAGTGTCGCTGTTTAGTTTATATGTGCCACCGTACTTTTCTGATAATTGAACTGTAAACATATCGCCTTTACGTGATACAACAATATCTGGCTCATCGATTTCAGCCCACTTGATATTAACAATTCTATGTAATACATCATCTATTTTAAATAAATTTTGTACTTCAGTAATTTCTAAACTACCTGACTGTACATCTACAAAACATTTATTCATTTTGATTTCACCTTCAATGATTGCCATTGCAGTTTCAGTATCAATATCAATAGTTTTCTTATAACGATCTCTGTCAATAGAATAGTCAGGACCTACGCACATTACCTTTCCTGTTTCAGGATCAAATGCTGCCAAGTAATTTAATTCAGGTGGCTTCCAATTAGCAATCCATTCATCAAAGTCTGGAAGGTCTGGAATATTTCTTATCTTTTCTTCCACGCTATTTCCTCCAATATGTTAATTGTTTCTAGTGTTATTTTATCTTTTTCTACATAATGTAAAATATCTGTTTGCTGAAAGTTGCCTATCTTTACTTGTGCATTTCTATCAAAGTAAAAGCCTACGTGATCACTTACTGTGTCTGCAGGATAAGGCCAATTTTGTATCATACCTTTCATATGTACAACACGGGGAAACTCTAAAGGATATGCAATATCATCTGCTATATCTAATATGTTTGCTGCTAGTGCAAATGCTTCGTCTGTGCCTACTACTTTAGGTTTGTGAGTAGGTAAAAATTCATTGCTAAATTTATGCGGGTCTTTAATAATATGACGTTGTAAATTAAAAAATTCTTTTGCTAGATCACTATCCTTTTTAAAGAAAGTGTAAAAACTATACAGGTTAGGTAGTTGATTTGCTGTAAACGTTTTTCTATAATGATCACTTGTTACAAGGTCTCCTCTATATGTATACGAATTGTTTGCAACATATAGTTCGCTATGTTTAATAAAGTATTCTGCCCAGTGACTGTAATCTCTAAAAAACAACATATCTGCATCTAAGCAAACTGTATTTGCAAAAGGAGTTACAGTATCCATATAGGATCTACTATCCCAACCTTCTGGTCCTTGATATTCTATTACGTGGTCAAATACCCAAGTTGATGTAAAGTTTTTAATGTGCTGTTTGTCATTAATCACAAGAGCAACTTTATCATACCCTTCTTTTTGTGTATTCTTAATGCTTAATGCAAGTGCATAAGCAAGCCGAGTATAGTTTGTATCATTACCTTCGTTGACAATAATTAAATAACCAAAGTCTATCATACTAACTCCATAAACTTATCAATGTTTCTTGTAATAGATTGTTTATTCATTATGTGAATATCTCTATCTTTAACATTACATAAAGTGTAATCATTTAAATTTGCTGTGAGAACTTGTATTCCATTTTCGTTAACATCATAAACAAGATCCATATCCGGTACTGATAATACCGGAGGCATTGCATAATCATTGTCTGTTTCAAAACCATAAAGTATATGTCTTGCAATACCAAATGAAATGTCATTTCTATACATTCGACTATCGAATCTAAAAATGTCAGCAAACTTTTTGTAATTATCTTTAATATGTTTTACTAATTCAAAAAATACTTTCGTATCTTCATTTTTTGTAAACATTACTGTTGTCGCCCATAACAGTCTTACACCTGTATCACTGATGTACCTATCAAGGTAACCTATTCTATCTCCTTGAACATCATTGTACTTTGTACTAATAAGGATATCACTGTCACAGTCCCAATATTCATTTAGTGAATCTGAGAAAATAAAGTAATCACAATCAATCATTAATGTTCGATCGTAAGGAGTAAGATCCCAAACACTGGATCTATTACTATTTTTAAATGGTGCTGTTACAGATTCTTTACCGTCTTTAAATTTGCGTTGTTGTAAATCTGTAGGACGTTCTACATCAATAATGTGTTCAAAAGTTTCTTCTGCTTTATCCCATAAGTTAGATTCACGTAACCAATCAATTGTTGACTGGTCTGTTACTAAACTAACAGGAACACCTAGATGTTTTTTAGCAAGGCCGCCTGAGACTAGTGCCATCTTTGCATAATCTATCTGCCTATTATTGTGTGCAAATATTACTACGCCTTTTTTCACGATACTAATGACTCTACTGATCTGCTTTTTTTAATTTTTGTATATTCTTCGTGATACTCAAATGTAGCACTAAAATATCTATCAAAAATTTCATCTCTAAATTCAACTAAGTTTTCAACTAAAATTGGATTTTCATTTTCATCTAAAATTACAATGTTTTCAGATCTATCTTTGTAGATTAGCATTTCAACAAAGTTTAATAAAGTTCTGTCAATCTTAAAGATTCCGCCGTTTTTACCATATGTAAGTCTGGCTTCAATCTTTTCTTTTAGTGTTTTGCGCTGAACAGCAAGTGTTTGACGATACTTTGAAAATTCTAAAGCATCTTTGTATTCATTTTGCATAATAACTCCTTGTTTATAATGTACGCATATATTTATTGGTACATTAGGAGTGTAAGTGCTATTTGTGGTAGGAAGGTTTTAACTAATTTCTATTACTGCGCCAATGTTCACTGTAGGTGTAGCAATGTTAAAATTACCTGATGTTGCTGGTTGTAAAGTACCTGTTGCTTCAGTTGTTTGTACAGTAACCGTAAGTTGTCCGTCTACAACGTCAGGGCCATAACCGCCATCACCTGGATTAAGTGGTCCGCCAACCGGTGGTCCGCCTTGTTCTTCGTGATCATCAACAAACTCAATGCGGAATTCAATTGTGTCTGCGCCTGTAAGATATGGATTTGCTTGGTTGGGTGTTCTTGCAAATATTCTATATCTATTTAATGAATAAGGACTACTGCCTACTACATCAACAAATGGATTTGTAAATGTGCTTGTAGTTTTGTAAAAGTTAGATCCGTTAAATGTAGGGCCTGCTCCAGTGCCTGGATGATTACCGCTAAATTTTTGTGTTCCTGCAGATGTTAAAATAGATGTCCAAGATGCATTTTGATTTGTACTAGATCCGCCTGTGCGTGTCGACGTAATATCAATACTGCTACCGCTGTTAAAAAAATGTCTACTCTCATCTAAATCGCTAAACTGTACCTGTACAATACAAATAACTGAATCGCTCCAATTATCTCCATATGTTGCATTTGGCCAAGTTTGAAACGATGATCCGTGATTTACAGTTCTACGTTGTCCTGCTACTGCTAAATTTCTTGCATTAGCATAAATGGTGTTTACAAAAGCACCCCACTTATCAACAGGCATTGTTGGAGTAGTAGATGATGTCGGATCCATATACCTAATTTTTTTACGTTCTGTAACTTCAAGCATATTAACTTGACTTGATCCGCTTGGTAATGCATTGTTAAGATGATTATAAGCGTTCCAAATATCGTATCGTAAATCACTATACTGCTGGACACTAACTTTATCACTAGTACTAACTTGTGAACTTAGCACAGTCTGTCCGTATCCTAGCCAACCAAATCCATCAGACTTACCGTCGCCTAAGACACGGCGTATCTTAAGTTGCATATCGTTGTAATAATCTGGATCTATTAAGTCGTGCGTTGCTGGCATTCAGTTACCTCTTACACTATTTAAGCCGCTGTGATGTTGGACATATTGAAAGTTGGCACAGGTAAAACCCACGGATCTAAGTCAGGTTGTAAAGTACCGGTAACTTTAACGTGCTGACATTCTATTTCAACTCCAAACACTTCATCGTCTGGTAGTGGACCAGGTTGTGGATCGTCTGTATAATCGTCAATCAATTCAATTTTTAATGTGAAAACCGTTGCTACACCTGTTAAGTTTGATGGTTGATTGCATTTTGCTGAAAGTTTATACCTATTAGCAGCATATGGTGCCGATGAAGTAAATTCATAAAATGTTTGATATGAGTTTGTTAAGTCGTATGCGTTAATTGGTACTCCGCCACCAGGACCAGTAGTCTGTGCGTTTGCACCAAATTCTACATTACCTGAACTGTCAAGTATAGTATTCCAATCATTGTTTTGTTGTGTTGAAGGATAACCATCTAATAGATTAGTATCAATCCTAATTCTACTACCTGAATTCCAAAAGTATCTTGCATCATTTGCAGATGCAAAAGTCATTTCTAATTCACTAACTGCTAAATTGGACCAAGTACCACACGTTTTTGTATCAATAGTATCAACAGATTGGTTCTTTTGTGATACAACAAATCTATCACCTCTTGCTGCTTGTATTAAATTTGTATAACTTTGAAAAGGTTCTGATGCTGTAGCAAGGATAGGATTTGTAATATTTGCAAATACAGGACTAGGTAACACACCTGTTTGATGTATAAGCACACTCATTAAGTCAAATCTTAATTTATCAAACTCTTGCTTTTCAATTCTTTGGCCTGCTGTAACTGTTCCGCTTACAATTGCTTGTCCGTAACCATACTGGCCTGCTCCAGTACCTAATGTAGTTGTGATTAGAGTACTTAGATCATTAAAGTCTGCGGCAAGTATTTGATTTCCGGATGATACTGGCATTAAAGAACCACCGCTTCAATATAATCAACACCTTCTGTAGATGCTTCAAGTGCAATAGCAAATACATCAGCATCTTTTGCTGCTGATACTTTAGCAGTTCCGTCTGCTGCTGCAACAAGTCTGTCGCCTTTGCTAACACTGCCTGAAATTTTAACTGGTACTCTACCTTTCAGTGCAATATACTGTCCGCCTTCTAAGATGGTATTCATCATAAAAGCAGGGCTCTCAGATATAACACCTAATGCTCTATTACCTTCTTGGCATTTCGTAACTTCGGCTGCTCCGCCTACTGCTACTACAGTACCAACTTCGTATTCTGCATCTGTTAAATATTTTTCTGCTAAGTCAGCATAACGTGCTGCGGTTGCAGTACCTTGGAATAAGTTTGCAAGAATGTTTCCTGAGCCATCTCTAGCAGTAATTGTGTTTGCAGTGGCAGTTGTCTTTGCTGTTTTGTAGTTAGGATCGCTGTCAGTTGCACTGTCATCAATTTTAATTCTGTCTGCTCTAGTTGCTACACCTTGGAAAGTGGTTGCGTAAATATCACCGTTTGAATCTCTTACTGGAATACTCGTTCCTGATGCAGGAACACTCGCAGAAGGTTGAATACTGTTTAAAGCACTAGCATTAGTAGCAGTACCTGTAAGTGAACCTTGTACGTTACCTACTAATGTACCTAAAATATTTGCGCCAGCATAACCAATTTGTTTTGTACTACCGTTAACTAAGATAGCGTTACTACCGTCTGTACTAATTATACTACCGTTAGTATTACCTGTTAAGTTACCTGTTACATTTCCTGTTAAGTTACCAAAAATGTCTACACCGTATACTTCTTTCCATTTGTTAGAAGGTCTACCTAGTGTATAAACATTATCGTCTCCAGGATATATACCGTCAACATTAATGTTTGCAACTTCTCTATTTGTTAATCCATCTTCAACAATTCTAAAGTTAATTGGATTACCTAGTTGTGATACTACTCGGATTTGGTTTTCGTTTTCAACAAATAATTTTAAGTCGCTTTGGTCACCAATTTTTAAACCGCTATCTAAGAAACTAATTAAGTTTTCAAAAGTAACATTATCGCCTCTTAAAAATTCTGATGCTTGGATAAACGATCCATCAATAATTAAACCTAATGAAGAACTACTTGTTCCCCAATAATAATGGTCACTTGATGTAATACCTGTTGAACTTGTGTTTACAAGTGTTAGGCCTTTCTTAATTAATGTAAATCCGTCAATTGGATTAACTGATGTATTAAGTGTGAATTCTGTTTGCGATACAATCGCCATTACTTTACCACCAGCAGTAATTCTTAAAATACTGTGGTTAGTATTACCTGAGTCTTTAACAACCTGCGCAGTAACACCTGAACTTCCTAAGTCTGGTGATGCTTCAGGTCCTACTAAAATAAATTCTGATCCTGCCCAAGCATATAACTGTTTAGCGGAAGAATCCCACCAAAAGTCACCTTGTGCTAGTCCTGAAGGTGCAGTTGCACTTACTTCTGCGCCGCCTGCTGCTTTCCATTTGCCACCGTCATAAAATTTTAGTTTTGCATTTGCACTATCAAACCATACTTGTCCTTTTACAGCCTTGGGTGGTTGTGTAGTATTAGCAAAGTTTTCAAGTAAGTGTAGGAAGTTTTCGTTCTGAACTTCGCCGTATCCAGCGTAGTTTTTACCTACAAATCGTAAATCCGTAGTTGTGTCGATTGTACCGTCTTCTACGGAAGTTAAAAACTGTCCATTAAATTTGTCTACTTGATAAGCCATATTGTTTTCCTAGTTTACTACTGTATTTATTCAATTATTCTATCTGACGCATCTTGGCGCTGTTGCTCTAGAGCAGTATACTCTTCAGCAGTAAGTGTAGTTGATAGTCCTAAATGCTGCTCTCTAATGTGTCTTAATACTTTCCAATCTGTGTTATTTAAAAATTCACGCTCTAAACCATTAGCATCCGCTTGTGCTTCTGCTGCTTGTTCTTCCGCAGATACAGGAGTAATACTGTCATTACTAGTATTAAAGATATGTGTTCCTGCACGCAATTGATCGTATTGTGCGTCTGTAATTGTAACAACACGCACTGTTGCTGGAGCATTAGGCTCGTAATCTAGTAACGCTGTTACTTCATTATTTTCTATACATACATATCCTGCCATAATTAACTCCAAATTGCCAAATAGTTGCCTTTAGGTTTAGCACGTTGTTCTGTGCCTTGTACCCACACACGGATTCTATCTGATCTAATATCCCATTCACAGCGTATGCTGTCGTTTCCATCAACTCCACCTGCATAGTGGATTCTACCTATACTTGCAATAAATGCAGTAAGGTTACTCATTGTCTTTCCGCTTGGCGGATAAACATCAAACCAGTTTCTACTATCGTTAAAACTGCCTACTTGGTTAGTAAAACTTCCAACTGCTTGTTGATCTTTGTATACAAACGTATAACTTTGTGCTACATTGTCAACATAACGTTTTGTTGCAGCGTGTAAGTTTGCTGTAGGGTCAGCGTGCAGTGATAAAAAGCCTGACATTGTATCGCCTGCTCTATCAACTGAATTAGGATCTTCTGCTGTAATAGTAATGTTACCTGTGTTATCAAACACTGTACCATTAATTGTTCTGTTGCCTGATAATGTTGAAGCAGATGTTGCTGTGCTTGCATTACCATTAAGTGATGCACTAATTGTTCCTGCACTAAAATTACCACTGCCGTCTCTAGCAACAACTTTGTTTGCTGTGTTTGCAGTATCTGCATCGACATCAAGTGTTACAGCATATGCACCTGGATATTCTGTTCTACCATTACCGTCTAAGTAGTTGCCAAATGTCAATGGTTGGAAACTTGGTGAACCCCAATACGGAGCGCCTGATCCATTTGAAATAATTGTTTGTCCTGGTATACCTGCGGCTGTAATTACAGTTGCTCCTGGACCGCTTTGATATACAAAGCCGCCTGCAACTCCACCTGACAAGTTATCTGCTGCGACAGCAGCAGTAGCATTAGTTGCTGTACCTGTTAAGTTTCCTGTAAAAGTTTCAGCATAAGCATTTTTAAAACGTAAAGTTGTTTTACCTAAGTCACCATCTAAGTCAGTAACTGGAACAAGTCCGCCTAAAGGACCAATGCCGTCTGTAACTGCTGTATCGTTACTAATAAGTTTTAAAGCAAAATTATCACTTGGATCTTGTACTTGAATTGTTAGTTCTGCTGTTGCACTAATAATAGGATCTGTTACTGCATTTAATAAAATTTTATTATTAATTTCAATTTTACTTCCAACGTCAAGATCTGTAAGTGTTCCAACTCTTTCTAAGTCACTAGTTTTAATATTGTTTGCAATAGAAACACCAGTAAGTGTTGATCCGTCTGCTGGTACAGTAATATCTGCTGTTCCGTCAAATGCAACTCCATTAATATCACGTGGTGTTACTAATCTAGTGCTTGTAGATGAATTACCTGTAAGTTGCGCTCCAATAAATTGATTTGCTGTTACAGTGTCAAATGTACTTGTGCCTGATGCTGCTGTAACATTACCTGTTACATCACCAACTAAGTTTGCTGTAATAGTTCCAGCAGCAAAGTCGCCGCCGCTATCTCTTACTACAATTTTACCAATAGTGTTAGATGATGTTGCATCAATAGTCCAAGTAGTAGGATTGCTACCATCAAAGTTGCTTCCTACAATGTATGGTCCTGATTCAAGTGCATTTGTAGTTGATGATGTAATTGTAACATCTTGACTACCATCAAATCCTACGCCGTTAATTAATCTTATTGTTGATAATCTATCTGCTTCTGTTGCACTGCCAACTAGGTTTCCAGCAAAAATATTGTTGCTATTGATATTGAAACCTGCTCTAATAGCACTAAAACCTGTAATAGCATTATCTGGTCTAATATTAAATGTATTACTTGCAATAACTCCAATAATTAAATCATTTACAAATACCTTGATAATTGGGTATTCAACATCATTGGTTGCAAATACTGAATCTGAAACTGCTTCTGTTCTTCCAAAGCCTTCTGCAACTTGTGGTCCAATTAATTGCCAGTCTGTTCCTGTATAAACATATAATGTTTTGTAAGGAGTTTTAAACCAAAAAGAGCCAAGTGGCGGATTTAATGGAGCATCATCGGATACACTAGCAGTACCTGCTTCTACCCATTTATCACCATCATAAATTTTTGCTTGATTAGTTGTTGTATCAAACCAAATCTGTCCTGCGATAGGAGTGCTAGGTGCAGCAGTGTTTGCAAAGTTTTCTAATAGGAACAAGAAGTTTTCGTTTTGTATTTCACCGTAGCCAATATAATTTTTACCTACAAGTGTAATACTTGTTGAAGTATCAACAGTAGCATCTTGTAATACCGCTAATTCTGTTCCATCACTTTTATTAATTGTATATGCCATCTATCGCTCCTGATTCTTTATGGTAACACCGTGTCTGATACGTGTGTCCAAACTCCTGCAAGTAGTTGGAACACTTTAATAATTCTTGTAGTTGTAACACTTGGCGCATCAACTGTTGCCTGTGATACCGAAACGTTAGTAACCGCTGCCGCTGTTCCTGACGGAGTATTAAATGTTGCTGTTGATTGATTTACCAACGGATTAATATCTAAACTTGTTGTTGAGTTACTTAATAGTGTACAAAGGATTCTTGCATTAGTACCATCTCTGTATTCGCTTGGTGGTGCTAAGTTTGCAAGTACGTTTGTTGCAATGTAACTGTTTGGTTTACCATCTGATAAGTCCATACTAAAATGTATTGTTCTTGTTTCAATTGTGTTATCTACATATTCTTTTGTAGAAGCATCTTGTGCTGTAGTAGGATCTGCTACTCCTGTAATTTTAGGAGCGCCAACTAGTGCAACATTACCTCCAGTATGTGGTTCTAATTCAAGATCTAATGCGCCTGATAGTGTACTAAGTCTTGTGTTTTCAATTCTAAGTTGTGCTGTTGGAGGTACGCCTGGTCCAACGTTAATAACGTTCTGTGTACCAAAGGCTGTAACACCTGGAATACTTGTAATACCAGCACCTAAACTGTTTCCAGTTAGTACAGGAATACCATCAATCATAAACACTTTGCCTGATGCTACGTTAAAGTTTTCTGAGCTTGTCCAAGATTGAGCAGCAAGTGCAGGATATTCTGGAGTGCCAGGTAGTCCTAAGTCGGACCACATCAATACGTGATCTGTTGTTCCTTTAAGAACAATACCGCCACCGTCTGCAATAGTGTTTGAGTTACTTGCACTGTCGCCTGTTTGTGCAAGTACAATGTATTTGTCTTCGATTTCTAATTCTGTTTCTCTAATAACAGCAATGTCGCCATCATTAATTGTAAGTCTACCTTTAATAGTTAGGTCGCCACCAATTTCTGCACTACCATCAATTTCAACAGTACTTGTAGGTTGACCGTCATACAACTTAATAGTTCTAGTTTCTGGATTAATTGAAATTGCTTCTTCCTGTGTAGTAGCATCTGATCTAACGTCAAAGATAATTTGTTTACCAGTAGCCTGGTTTGACATACGAACGTTACCGTTACTAACTTGAATAACACCCTGTCCACCTGCACCAAACTGTAAGCCTAAATCACTTTCAATTTGTAACGCATTTTGTAAACTGTTTGCTGTATCTGATCTAACATATAAACTAGCATCAACATTGTTAAGTTTTTCTGAGTTTGTAGTTGTAACATCAAACTTAATACCTGAAAGTGTACTTGCATTAAAGCCTGGAATAATACTTCCTTCGTACCCTTCAATATTATTTTTAGGTGTAAATGTATCTTTAGAAAATATACCTAATAGCACACCGTTATTAAACAAACTTGTAATAACACGAGTTTGGTTCAATGTATCAAGTATGCTTGTTACACGTAATCCTGATACACCCTGACTATCTGAATAGTCTGGTCCTAGCAAAATAGTGTTAGTACCGTCAAAGAAGTATAACTGCTTGTCACTGTCGTTAAACCATAAGTCACCAACACCTAGTGTTTCAGGTTGTGTACCTGCAATAGTTGCTGAACTTACAGGAACAAATGCTGTACCAGAATAAACTTTTAGTTTTGCTTCCGATGCGTCATACCAAATCTGTCCTCTAACAGGCTGTGTTGGTTGTGCAATGCTTGAAAAGTTTTCAAGTATTTTAATAAAGTTTTCGTTAAGTGATTCGCCAAACCCACTATAGTTTTTACCAATAAGAGTTATATCAGTCGATATATTGTCAATCTGACCATCGGCAACAGTTGCTACAATCGATCCGTCTGTTTTATTAATTTGATATGCCATCTAGTCTCTCTACCTTAAGTTGTTGTAAATTTCGGTGGTCCCGATCTAATTATATAATTTACTGTTAAGAACGGATTCATAACACCAATTGGTTGACTAAATGCAACCGTACCGTCAACATCAATACCACCTGTATTTGGTTGATACACTGCGCCGTTTGATATAGATGGTCCAAGTCCAAAGTCAGCATCTCCAACCGCTGCTCCACCAACTGCAACTGATGCATATTGAATACGGTCTTTAACAAATGTGTGTTCGTGTTCTGGAAGATTGTTCTTATCTAGTGTTACAGTACTCTGTCCACTAGTACTACCAAGTGTTTGTGCCGCAACACCTTCTACTCTAGCAGTATCAGGTTCGCCGCCACCGTTATCAACAAATCCACCTGTGCCGTTAGGTACATCAATATTATTATCCATATTGTGTTTACCTAAACCAAAGCGTCCTCTAAAGTCTGGAAGTCTATATGTTCCTGCACCATTAAGTGATGATACACCGTTGTATCTTGTTCCGATAACATCAAATAAATCCGGAAACTTAGCTCTTTCAACTTCGCCGCCATCACATAACAAATAACCGTATGGTACATTGTTTCCTGCAAATGGCATAATTGATCCTATTGGAACACCTAAGTCGCCAATAAATGTATTTCTACTTTGTCTTAAAAGACCTGTACTTGCACCTGTGT